TGGACGAGAACAAAGCCCTTGAAGCCATGCGCGCAATGGGTGTTAATGCAATGGAATTGACAGAGATGACGATCTTGAGTCCTGCGAAGGCCGAGAAGGTGCTGAAGAAGCACAAGCTTGCGCTGCCTGACGATCACGTCGTCTCTGTCTCATCGGGTAACACGCTGGCGTCAGAGGATGATCCTCGCCCGGCGGTGTTGCAGATCGGCGCACAACTGTCCGCCGCTCTTGGTAAACTCGTCTAAGGAGAAAACGAATGTCAAATCTTACAGTGTTCGGTGGTGCTAACCTTCCTTCAGTTGCGTCTCTCGCCTCTAGCTTGCGTTCGATCAGCGCGGGCGTCCCTGACGGCGCGGGCTCTGTCATCATCAAGATGGACAAGACCGGCCATTGGGTGTTCGGCGCAGAGCAGACCGAGATCGAAGACGACGCTACATGGGCGATCAACCCTTTCAGCTTTGTCCACGGCTTTATTGCTTGGGGCGAAGGTGAGGTTCTTGGCGAGAAGATGGTGCCGGTGTCACAGCCGCTGCCTGAACTTGACGTTGCGCCGCCTGCCGCCAAGCGCGGCTGGGAGGTGCAGGTGGGTCTGTCCCTGAAGTGCATGTCCGGCGAGGACAAGGATCTGGAAGGCCGTTACACGGTTACGTCCGTGGGCGGTAAGAAGGCGGTGCAGCAGCTTGCGCTTGCCATCGCCGCCCAGGTCGATAAGGACCAGACCAAGCCGGTCCCCGTGGTGCGCCTGAAGAAGGAACACTACGTCCACAAGTCCTACGGTCGCATCTATACCCCCGTCTTCGAAGTTATTGAGTGGGTCGGGATGGATGGTGCGCCTGCGGAAACCGAGGCAGCGGAAGCTGCCACGGACGACACCCCTTCTGAGTCGCGTCGCCGTCGTCGCAGCGCGTAAGGAGGAGTGAAAGCGGGCGCCAGTGGTCCTCCCCCCGCTGGCGCCCGTGAGTATCTACAGCCCATGAAAACTCTCTGGATTGATTTCGAGACGCGGAGCAAGTGCGACTTGCCTTCGCGGGGCGTGTACAACTACGCCCAAGACATCAGCACTGCGGTGCTGTGTATGTCCTACGCCTTCGATGACGACGAGGTGGTGACCTGGTTGCCCGGTCAGCCATTTCCCGCCGCTGTCGCAGACCATACCGGCCAGATCCGCGCGCACAACGCCGCGTTCGAGCGCCTGATTTTCTGGTTCGTGCTGTGCCCTGATCACAAGATCCCTGAGCCCAAGCTGGCGCAGTTCTACTGCACGGCGGCGCAGGCGCGCGCCAACTGCGCGCCCGGCTCGCTGGAAGATGTGGGGCGTTTTGCGGGTGCGTCCATGAAGAAGGACCACCGGGGCTCGCAACTGATTCGGCTGTTGTCCGTCCCGCAGGCTGACGGGTTCTTTCGTCAGGACCAGACGCTGATGACCGAGATGATCCAGTACTGCGAACAAGACGTGCGCGCCATGCGGGCGATCAGCAAGGGTATGCGTGACCTGTCTGCGGACGAGCTGGCCGACTACCACGTCAACGAGCGCGTCAACGACCGGGGCGTCCGCGTCGATGTCGCGCTGTGCAACGCTGCCGTGCGCTACGCCACCACCGAGTTGGACGAGATCCAACAGATTGTCCGTGAGGTGACGGACGGCGCGATTACCAGCGTCCGAAGCCCCAAGATGCGCCAGTGGGTGCTGGACCGCGTCGGGCCGCAGGCGCTAGAGCTGATGACGATCTACAAGGATGGCGAGGCCAAGTATTCTATAGACAAGTCCGTGCGCGGCAACCTTTTAATTCTCGCTGGGGAAAATCCTGATGAAGTGCCGCCCGATGTCGCTGAGGTCATACAATGTGCGGACGACCTATGGGCTTCGTCGGTCGCGAAGTTCCAACGCGCCGCTAATCTCGCTGATCGAGATGATGGACGAGTGCGTGGGGCGTTTGTCTTTTCTGGAGGTTCAGCTACGGGCCGTGCTTCGAGCTTTGGACTGCAAGTCCACAATTTCCCCCGCAAATGCGCGAAAGCACCTGAATTAGTCCGCGCTGCGATGACGCAGGGCGGCGAGATCGTTCCGCAGTACGGCAAACGCGTCACTGACGTGCTGAAGCAGATGCTGCGCCCGGCGCTGCTGGCCGAGCCCGGCAACGCGCTGGTGGTGGCTGACTGGTCGTCCATCGAGGCGCGCGTCAACCCGTGGTTGTCTGGCCGGGGCGACGACAAACTGGACATCTTCCGAAATGGCGGCGACGTTTACAAGGTGAACGCATCGGCAACCTTTCGTGTGCCGGTCGCCGAGGTGACGGGCGACCAGCGCCAGGTCGGCAAGGTGCAGGAACTGGCTTGCGGTTTTGCCGGTGGCGTGGGCGCGTTCGCTGCGATGGGCAGGATCTACGGTCTGCTGTTGCCTGAGCCGGAAGCCCGGCGCATGGTGGACGGGTGGCGTCGCGCCAACCCGTGGGCCATGCCGTTTTGGGACAGTTTGGAGCGGTGCTACACCGCCGCCATGCGTCACAAAGGCAAGGAGTTTACCGCCGGGCGCATAACGTACCTGTTCGATGGCGTCCACCTCTGGTACGCTCTGCCGTCTGGGCGCATTCTCTGCTACCCATACGCTCGATTGGAGGAAGACGGCGTCACCTACGCTAAGGCGGCATGGAAGCCCGCCGCAGACGCCAAGGAGTGGCCCCGCGCCCGCCTGTGGCGTGGTCTGGCCTGCGAGAACGTCACGCAAGCGACGGCCAATGACATCCTGCGCCACGCTCTTCGTTCGCTCGATGCAGAGGGGTTCGAACCCGTGCTGCACGTCCACGATGAGATCGTGCTGGAGACCGCAGATCCTGTAGCAGCCGAAGAGGCCATGCAGCGCGCGATGTGTACGCCGCCCGCATGGGCGGCAGGTCTGCCGTTGGGGATCGAGACGACGACGATGACACGCTATGGGAAGGGGTAGGACATGCAAGAACAACAATTCTACGATTACATCACGGGGCTTGCCCCGGCAGGCGAGACGGCGCTGCTGGTGCGCCAGAAGCCCGTCATGCGCGACGGCGAGCAGCAGACGTTCCTTGATGGTTCGCTGAAGTACACTTGGCCCGCGTACATGCCCACCAAGCCGCGCAAGGAGGGCGAGGCGTGGTATCTCAACACCGGCTCGTTCATGGCGTCACGCTTCCTCGACGGCAAGCCCAGCGCCAGCGCAGCCAACTGTGACTACGTCCTGTGCATGATGCTGGACGACATCGGCACCAAGTCCAAGGTGCCGCCCTTGCCGCCGACATGGATCATGGAGACCAGCGAGGGGTCGTTCCAGTGGGGTTACGGCTTCACCGATCAGCCGTCCAAGGGTGAGTTCAGCGCCGCCATCACCGCCATTGCGGAGGCAGGCTACACGGACCCCGGCGCGACCAACCCTGTACGTAACTTTCGTATTCCCGGATCAGTCAATCTGAAGCCCGGTCGCGATCTCTTCCGTTCACGTTTGGTTGAGTTCCACCCTGACCGTGAGTACACGCTGCCGCAGATCTGCGAGGCGCTGGGCGTCACGCCAGCCGAGGCCGACACCGCGCGCGTCCTGTCGTTCAAGCTGCGCGATACCGGCAAGGACACGGTGCTGGAGTGGCTCAATGACAAGGGTCTGGTGCTGTCTAACACGAACGCTGAGGGCTGGATGGGCATCGTGTGCCCAAACCATGCCGAGCATACGGACGGCCAGATAGGGGCTCGCTACAAGCCTTTGGATCGCTCGTTCTGTTGCTACCACGGCCACTGCGAGGGCTTCAACACGCAGGCGTTCCTGTCGTGGGTGCATGACAACGGCGGGCCGCGCGTCTCGCCCGGCCTGCGCGACGAGTTGCTGGCCGCGCACATGCAGTCCACCTTGTCCAAGCTGTCGCCTACCAAGGCGTTCCCTGACGAGGCCGCCCGCGTCATCGAAGAGGTCAACCGCAAGGAGGTCGGACGCGTTGACAAGGCGGGCTGGTACGAACGGTTTGCTTACGTTATCGAAGACGACGCCTACTTCGACATGGACGCCCGCACCGAGTTGAGCCGTCACAGCTTCAACGCCATCTTTCGCCATGTGTTCTGCAAATCCATTCACGTCACCGGCAAGACCGCCCGCCGCATCGAGGCCAGCGTCTGTTACGACGAGAACCGTAGCGCCGCCAACGCCCGCCTGCTGCGCGGCATCACCTACGCTGCGGGCGATGGCGTCCTCGTCTCGCGTGACGGCGACGTGTACGGCAACCGCTGGCGCGACGCGCGCCCTGACCTGACCGGCGTGGCCGCTGGCGACGTGTCCCGGTGGCTGGACCATTGCCGGGTGCTGGTGCCAGAGGAAGCCGAGTTGAACCATTGCCTCGACGTGATGGCGTTCAAGCTCCAGAACCCGCGCGTCAAGATCAACCACGCCATTTTGCACGGCGGCGACGAGGGTTCCGGCAAGGATACCATGTGGGCTCCAGCCATCTGGGCGGTCTGCGGGCCAGGTCTCAAGAACCGTGGGCTGGTGGACAACGATGGGCTCAACTCCCAGTGGGGTTACGCGCTGGAGTCGGAGATTTTGATCCTGAACGAACTGAAGGAGCCGGAAGCGTCGCAGCGCCGCGCGCTCGCCAACAAGATGAAGCCGATCATCGCCGCTCCGCCTGAGACGCTGCCGATCAACCGCAAGGGGCTGCACCCTTATGATATGGTCAACCGCATGATGGTGCTGGCGTTCACGAACGATCCCGTTCCGATCTCGATTAGTTCGGGCGACCGCCGCTGGTTCTGCATCTGGAGCGCCGCCGGGCGAATGGACCCTAGCGCAGCGCAGAACCTGTGGCGCTGGTATCGGGCGGGCGGGTTCGAGACCATCGCCCGGTGGTTGGCTGACCGCGACGTGTCAAAGTTCAATCCATCTGCGCCGCCCATGTGGACGGAATTTAAAGAAAACCTGATCGAGAACGGCATGTCTATCGCTGAAAGCTTTATCGTGGACCTGATCCGTTCCAAGACCGGCGAGTTTGCCAAGGGTGTTGTCGCCACGCCGTTCTTCAAGCTGTGCCAGTTCTTGACGGTCAACGCGCCTGGCGGCGTCAAGATCCCGCAGGCGGCGCTCCTGCACGCCCTCAAGGAGGCCGGGTGGGTGGACATGGGGCGCATTGGATCGTTCGAGCATTCCAGTAAGCGCCACATCTACGCTGCGCCTGAATTGGCACGGTCGCAGACCAAAAGCTATCTGCGGAACCTGCTAGAGCCCGCTGCCAGCGCGGAAGGCAACGTGCGCGACTTCCCCGGCAAGAAACCCTGATACGAAAGACCCCCGGCGCGTTAGCGACCGGGGGCAAGTGGCGTTTCGAACAAACACTAGGACTAGGCTACACACACCTCACAATCTACGCCGGGGCGGACGCCCCAGCGATCCGGTCTTCACCGGATCTGTTTAGCGGCACGGGCCGCATGTTCATCATCTTCGCGCAGCGCGTGCGTTGCCGCAGGCCATGCGTCTTCAATCTCGCGCGGGGGCAGATCCTCGATCACGCGCAGATTAGCGCGCAAGTTCTCGATGCGATACTCCAGCGTCTCAACGGTGTCGTTAATGGCGCAGGCGGTCGCGCGGTCGTCAACGCCCAGCAAGGTCAGCAATTCCTCAATCTCGCGTTCCATCTCGTCATGGAACGTCTGTTTCTTGCGGCCTTCGCAATAGTATGCCAGCAACGCCGCTTCATGGATGGCCTTGGCGGCGATCTGAATGCGGACATAGGCTACTTCGTCATGCTCGTTTACGCCGATTTGAAATGTCATGGTAGGGCTCCCCTGGTTGACGGTGAACCATCGCACGTCAGCGCGATGGTGTAAAGGATTATTCTGCGTCTAGCTTCCTCCCCATCGTCGGGTTGTCGCGCCCGCGCACGTCGGGATTAGGCCAGACCCAGATCTCGCCAGTGTCGTCTTGGATGCAGACCCATAACAAATGATGCTCGTCGCCGTTGTCGATCAGGAAATGCGCCAGCGCCCGCCCTAGCGGCGTGGTGAGGGGGATTGTAGGGTTTAGCTGCAAAATCATCCCCGCCCCTCCGTCAGGAACGCAGGCGCGTCTAGAGGCTCATCGTCGGGCCGGTCGGGCATGGTGGCGCGGGGCATGGCAGCGGGCGCCTGCGCCTGCACCAGGTCGCGCACCACGAGTTCGAAGTAACCCGCGCCGTCCTGCCAGTGGTCCTGATAGGACGGGTCGCCGCACAGGATGCGCGCCACCTTGTCGGCGACGACCTCCAGCGCCTGCGCTTGGGCGACATCGAGCCGGTTCCAATTGCGCGACGTTCGCATGAGTTGCTTGATTGCCTGCGAGTAGCCCGCGACTTCGCGGAATAGCCCGTGGGTCTGTTCGCGGTCGGATAAGATCTGGTCTGTGATGCTCATTTTCTACGTTCCTTTCTTGAATGTAGGGCATTCATGATGGTCGTGTGGTCGCGTCCGCAGAAGATCCCGATCTTCATGAGCGACCACCCATGTTTGCGGAGCGCCTTGTACACGTCCGCTCTGGCGCGGGTGTAGGGCAAAGTTCGGTCGGGGCTCATGGCGTCCGTCCAGGTCATGCCGTGGGGCGCAAGCGCGGCGCGGGCGATCCGCCTGGCGTCGGATAGGGTATATTGAAACGTCATCGGTTCGGGTTCGGGCGCCGGTGGCTCAGGTTCCGGTTCGGGCGGGGGCGGCGCGATCGCCACCGGGGCGCGCGGTGGTCCGCCGTTGAGCCTAGCTTTAACGGCCTTGTAATGGTCGCTCAGGGCCAAGAAGTAATCGACGCTCATGGGACCATCTCCATGAGCCAGCGCCGGGCGTCCGCTTCGTTCCTAGCGTAGCCCAGCGCGCCCAGGACGCTCACGCAGCGCCATGCGCGGGCGTGGGTGCGGCGATAGGTGACCGGCCCATAATGCCCTAAGAGGCGGCCATAATATGAGACTGAGCGGGTGCGGTCATCGTGTAGGGTTGTGGTGATCATAGGTTCCCCTGATGTTTCGCCATTGCGGCGTTGGCTTCTTCTTCCGTATCATAGTCGGCGATCCATTCGGCCAAACCGTCAGGCGTTCGGCCATAAAGACCCCAAAATGATGGCGCAATTTGCGCCGGGGCGGGGATAATGTATTTCGTCCCGTTTTCTTCATAGTCGATAACGCAGGCTTGAATTCCATAGCCAACATATTTCATAGGTCACGCCCTCCGGTTCTGTTGCCGCACCGCGCGCAGGATCTCTTGCCCATCGCTCGCCCATACGCCGGACGCGCAGGGGCACGGGTGCGATGGTAGTTCGCGGGCCAGCTCACGGGCCTGCAAGGCGCGGATGGCGCTCAGGACGGCTTGGCCGTACGCGCGACGGTCGGGGTCGGGCGCGCGCCTGTAACGGTCCAGCCCGGCGAGGTGAGGGTAAGTTTTCTGATCGGCATAAAAACCGTTCATGTCGTCATAGGTGCGGATTTGCTTTGCCATTGTCAAACCTCCAAATCTATAGCGCCAGCATGGCGATTAGCGCGCCCACGACTAGCATTGACGTCAGGGTTAGCAGGGCTTCGATGATCGCGATCATTGTTGAGGTTCCGTTGCAGTGGGGGCGGGGTGCGGCGCGCTAGGGTGCGCGTCGTGGGGGCGATGGAGCGAATGGGCGTCACGCGCATGGGGCGGCTTGCTTCCATTCGCGGGGCGTGGGGTTGCGTTCCCATGAGGCCTTAACGTGGTCATCAAGTTGCGCCCACGACCGGCGAGGCGTTCCGCCGTCATAGTAAGGGTGACGGCGAATGTCTTCGTGGTACGCCCACTCGCCCGGCGTAATGACGCCAAGCGCCAGATCCAAGGCGTCCCACGCCGCTTGTTTGGTTGACCATACGCCTTCCGTTTTGCGAATCAGATCGTAGCCAATGCGTTCGCGCGCACTTGTAAGGCAATCAATATACCAGTCGCCGCTCGAGCCTTGATAAACGTAAAAGCCGGGATTGTTCATGGTTCCGTTTCCTTCTATTGCAAGAGATTGTTTTACATCATGGCGCTTGCGTTGACAAGCGCCATGTTGCGGGTCAGCGCACCACGAATCCGCTTGTGTCGCGCTTGGCCTTATTGCCTTTGGGGCTCAGCGCGACCACTACGCCACGGGGGTCCAAGTGGCGCAAATCGTGCTCGTCGCCATTGATCGTGGGGAAACCATTCCAAGTCTCAGGAAAGGCCTTGGCGAACACTACGGCAACATTGCCGCCAGCTTGCAGGATTTGAACGCATTGCGCCTCATTCACTTCCGAATGGGAAAATGTAAGGTGATAGTTAGCAGGCAACTTGCCTTGTGCGTGGGCAAGCGCGCGCTTGAAGCTTTTCGTGTAATCAGTGAATTGAATCTCAGGGAAAGACTCCATCATGGTCGCGCCGCTTTCATCGCGAATCGACTCCCATGCGATATCGGTAGAACCATTCGGGCGAATGCAAAGCTTAAGCGCGCCTTTGAGCGCTTGGCGCATTGCGGCGCGAATCGCTCGCCACATATCGCGCATGTAAGCTTTGCGCTGTTTCATGAAGCGGCGCGCCTTGGCAATGCGCGATTGAATGACTGAGGGATAATAAATCGCGGCGCCCGAATGTTCGCCAAGGCAAAGGTTAATGCATCCCGGTGACGCATTGCCGCAAAGGTTGCCCACGCCAGCAAGGCGCGCGGGCGCCATGTAGTGAATGCCATTCAACCAACCAAACGATTGCGCCTTGGCGGCTTTGGGATTATCAACTGAGAAGATACGGTTTTGCATGGTGTTCGTTCTCCGCATTTGGCGCTCTTTATTGGCGCTCTGGAATAGGGGCGCCCGTGGGCGCCCGCATTTCAGATCGTCAAAAGTTCCAAGGCTTGATTCCGCGCGCCTTGCAAATCGCCTTGGCGGCGCGCTTGTCCGCCACGATGATGCGCTCCGCATCCTGAAACTCTTGCCCGTTGCAAGGCTGAGCGCAAATGGCGAGGGTGAACCCGCCGCCGTTGCGCTTATGGTTTGCGTGAAGATATGCGATCATTTTGCGTCCCCTAGTCTGTGGCGCTCGTTTGCGCCGTTTCGATGACTAACCCTCGCATATGCCAAACAGTCTGTAAAGCTTTTTCTTGCAGAATGGCGAAAATAGTTTTTGGGTGGTTTTTTGGTAGCCTGTTAGGCTAGTGATTAGGCGCGGGGATTGCCTAGGGATTGCGGGAGGTTTGGCTATTTAGACTAGATTGGATATATGAATTAATGAACTTTATAATTATACATATATAATATGTAGTATAGAATTGTAGGCCGTGACATGCGCGCGCAGAGTTGCGACTGAAATCCAAATGACTATATGACTATTTGACTATTTGAGCCCCATCACGCCCGCGCACACAGGCGCATGGCATGGGCTTATTAGGCCATTTAGGCTATCGCTCGCCCATAGCCCAAAACGCCTAATGCCATACCGCCACTAGGCGCGCACAACGTGCTGACTGACTTGCTTGCTACTAGCCTAAGACGCCTAAGCCCCCTGCCCTGCCCTGCCCTTCCCTGCCCTGCCCTGCCCTGCCCTGCCCTGCCCTGCCCTGCCCTAGGGATAAAAGCCTAGGAAAATCGACGGGGGGTAGGGCCTTGCGCCGCCCGGTCACGGTCACGGAGGGATTGCAAACAATTTTTTTTAAATATAAAATGTCTTACATGACATGGCACACGCTCCCACACGACACGCGCAAGCTTCAGGCAACTGAGGCGCGGCTTGACGCAATCTATTGGGCGGCGCGTAATGGCCTGAAGGGCGACACGCTGGCGTTGGCGGCTGGGATGCGTCCGTCTGAGTATCGGCAGCTCTGCGAGTTTGATCCGCTGACGGAGATGGCGGAACAGAAGGGACGCGCTGACGGCGAGATGGAGATCTCTGGTATATTGCATGACGCGGCGCGGCAGGGTGACGCCAAGGCGGCGTTGGAAATCTTGAAGCACGCGCATGGATGGACGGCCAAGACGGCGTTGGACATCAACATCGACCAGACCATCTCGGTCAAGCACGCCTTGGAGATGGCCCAGCAGCGGGTGCTGGAGGGGGCGTTTACTGTTGTGGAACAGCTAGAGGACACAGACCGTGCAAACACCAATCTATTCGGCTCAGGACGAGATGGAGGTGATGGCGCGGTTGTGGACGCCCGCGCTGAAGAACGACCCACTAAAGTTCGTGCTGTACGCGTTTCCGTGGGGGCAGAAGGGGACGCCGCTTGAGGACTTTGCTGGCCCGCGCAAATGGCAGCGCGAGGTGCTGCATGAGCTGGCACAGCATATAGAGCAGAACAACGGCAAGGTTGACTTCGACACGCTCAGGATGGCGACCAGCTCGGGGCGCGGCATCGGCAAGTCGGCGCTGGTGTCCTGGCTGGTGATCTGGATGCTATCGACGCGCATCGGGTCCACCACCATCGTGTCGGCCAACTCGGAAGCGCAGCTCAGGTCGGTGACGTGGGCGGAGATAACCAAGTGGCTGTCTATGAGCCTGAACAGCCACTGGTTCGAGATCAGCGCCACCCGCGTGGCTCCGGCCAAGTGGTTGACGGAGATCGTGGAGAAAGATCTCAAGATGGGCACGCGCTACTGGGGCGCGGAGGGACGGTTGTGGAGCGCGGAGAATCCGGACGCCTACGCGGGGGTGCACAACTTCCAGGGCGTGATGCTGGTGTTTGACGAAGCCAGCGGCATCGAGGACAGCATCTGGTCGGTGGCGGCGGGGTTCTTTACGGAGAATACGCCCAACAGGTTTTGGATGGCGTTCAGCAACCCGCGCCGCAACAGTGGGTACTTCTACGAGTGCTTCAACGGCAAACGGGATTTCTGGCGCAACAAGATCGTGGACGCCAGATCGGTCGAAGGAACGGACAAAGCGGTGTACCAGCAGATCATCGACGAGTACGGGGCGGACAGCAACCAGGCCTACGTTGAGGTGTACGGGCAGTTTCCCAGTGCGTCAGACGATCAGTTTATCGGCAGCCACCTGGTTGACGAGGCAATGGACCGCGTCAAGTGGAAGGATCAGTCGGCCCCCATCGTCATCGGCGTGGACCCGGCGCGGTTTGGGGCGGACTCGACGGTCATCGCCGTGCGGCAAGGCCGGGACATCATCGCTATTAAGAAGTACAGGGGTGACGACACGATGGAGGTCGTGGGCCGGGTGATCGAGGCTATCGAGGAGTACAAGCCCGCGCTGGTGGTCGTGGACGAGGGCGGGCTAGGCGCGGGCGTCGTGGACCGGCTCAAGGAACAGCGGTACAAGATCAGGGGCGTCAACTTTGGGTCCAAGAGTAAGAACCCGCTCATGTGGGGCAACAAGCGAGCGGAGATGTGGGGTGAGCTGCGGACGTGGCTCAAGACGGCCAGCCTGCCCAAGGACCGGTACCTCAAGAGCGACCTGATCGGCCCCATGATGAAGCCGGACAGCAAGGGTACGATCTTCTTGGAAAGCAAGAAAGACATGAAAGCGCGGGGGCTGGCGTCACCCGACGCAGCGGACGCCATCGCTGTTACGTTCGCGTTCCCGGTGGCGCACCGGGAGTACGTTGACCGGGGGCCTAGAAGAGGGTACTCTGCGGGCGGAATTACAACCTCATGGATGGGATCGTAACCATGTCCACCAGCACCAAATCAATCGGCGTTGCTTTCGAGGATCAGAACATCATCGGTTCTGATTTTGTTTTGGCTGGCGGTCAGCTTGGCTACTCGACCGACGCGCAGGGCGCGGTCACGCAGCTCACCAGCAAGTCTACTGGCGTGACGCTGGACAAGTCTTGCGGTCAAATTACCATGAACAACGCGGCGTTGGCGGCTACGACCAACGTGACGTTCACGCTGACAAATTCAATAATCGGCGTCAAAGACGTGCTGGTCTTAAATGTGTACGGAGGCACTTCTGGTTCGTACAACGTGTGGGTCAGCGGTCTGGCTGCGGGATCGGCCACCATCACCGTGCGTAACATCACGGGTGGTTCGCTGTCGGAAGCCATTACCATCAACTTTGCCATCATCCACGGGCAGTAACATGCCGCTCAAAAAGTCCTCCACGCCCAAGGCGTTCAAAACCAACGTGGCGACCGAAATAAAGGCTGGCAAGCCGCCTAAGCAGGCGGTTGCCATTGCCTACTCGGTCAAGCGAGCAGCAGCGAAGCCATCAAAGGGCAAGTGACATGGCTAAGTCCGTTTCTTTATCGGTTGGACGCGGGGAAAAACTACCCGTCAGCAAAGGTGCTGGTCTGACGGCCAAAGGGCGTGAAAAGTACAACCGGGAAACGGGCTCTAACTTGAAAGCGCCCGCTCCTAGCCCTAAGACTGAGGCAGACAAGGGCCGCAAGGCTTCGTTTTGCGCGCGGATGGGGGCAGTAGCTGCCAACGCCAAAGACGGCGAACGCGCCAAAGCGGCGCTCAAACGGTGGAAGTGCTGACATGGCAACCAAACCTGGGCTTTATGCTAACATCAATGCAAAGCGCGAGCGCATCAAAGAGGGCTCGGGCGAGAAAATGAAGAAGCCCGGCGCGCCTGGCGCTCCGACTGCCAAGGCGTTTAAGGAATCCGCCAAAACTGCAAAGAAGAAATAGATGGATTATTCAGGGGTAGCTGCGGCAGGCCGCGTGTCAAGCGGGGGCGGGTCTCGTAAGAAAGACCCTGCTACCGTCATGGACGCCATGCGTAGCCGTCTGACGATGGCTATTGCTGCCTATTCCGAAAGCCGCGAAGATGAGTTGGACGACCTGCGGTTTTTTGCCGGGTCGCCTGACAACCAGTGGCAATGGCCTGCGGACGTGCTGGCTACCCGTGGTTCGGTGCAGGGGCAGACGATCAACGCCCGGCCTTGCCTGACCATCAACAAACTGCCCCAGCACGTTAGACAGGTAACGAATGATCAGAGACAGAATCGCCCAAGCGGCAAGGTCATCCCTGTCGATGACAAGGCGGACGTGGAAGTTGCTGAAATCTATGATGGTATCGTTCGCCATATTGAGTATATGTCGGACGCAGACGTGGCTTACGATACTGCCTGTGAAAATCAGGTAACGTATGGCGAAGGCTACATCCGGTTGCTGACGGAGTACACCGGCGATGATACGTTCGATCAGGACATCCGCATCGGGCGCATTCGCAACTCTTTTAGTGTCTATATGGACCCCACCATTCAAGATCCATGCGGATCTGACGCAAAATGGTGTTTTATCACGGAAGACCTTACAAAATCTGAGTACGAGCGCCTCTTTCCAGACGCCATGCCTATTTCGTCTATCCAGCAGCAAGGCGTGGGCGACGAAAACCTGTCCAACTGGCTCAACGAAGACGTAGTCCGCATTGCGGAGTATTTTTACATTGAATACGAGCCCGCCAAGCTCAACTTGTACCCTGATAACCGCACCGCGTTTGAGGGAACCCGCGAAGACGCTATGTTTAAGGCGTCTGGATTAACTCCGCTCAAAAGCCGCAACGTGGACCGCAAGCGCGTCAAGTGGTGCAAGACCAACGGCTACGAGATGCTGGAAGAGAACGACTGGGCGGGCCAGTGGATTCCGGTCATTCGCGTCGTTGGCAACGAATTTGAAGTCGATGGCCGTCTTTTTGTGTCTGGATTGGTGCGAAACGCCAAAGACGCGCAGCGGATGTACAACTATTGGGTGTCCGCAGAGACGGAAATGTTGGCTTTGGCCCCCAAAGCGCCGTTTATCGG